TTTTTTAGCTTTTTCAGCTAAAACCGCCTCTAATTCCTCACGAATGATTTGTTTAAGGAGAATTTTGTTCATTTTTAGACATATCCAAAGCTTTCTCTAATAAATAGATCGGAATTTCGGTATTAGCTATGTCTTTTATGTCTTCAATCGTCGACCATTTGTAATCATCGTGTTCAACTTCGCCGGTTTTAGGGTTTGGTTTGGTTACATCAACCTTTCCACCCCAGCTTAAAGTCAGAAAATAGTGTTTCCCTTGCTTTGGTTGCCCTAAATATTGTAAATCAGATACAGAACAGCTTAAGCCGGCTTCTTCATCTAACTCTCGTACAGCCCCAGCCTCAATAGAACCATCAAATTCATCGACATGTCCACCCGGTAGGGTCCATTGTCCGGACCGGCGGTCTATATCGGAGCGCCTGATAACTAAAAATTGCTGCTTATTATTTAAACAAGCAATAATTCCCACGGTTTTTAGTTCACCTTCGGTGATAAATTTGTTCCAATTATATTTCATTTACATGCTTTGGGTCTTTTTCCAGGAAATCCATAACAAAGATCTTTAATAGCTTTATCTATTTTAACTTGGTTGATAGGAACAACCCAGATCATGTTCTCTTGAACTTGGGTGTTGGGGTAATATTCTACGTCAACACCGTATAATACACCAACTTGTTGCCCTTTTAAAGTATAAATCATAGAACCAGAACATCCAAACCAGCCATAAGTCTGTAAAATAATTTGCTTTCCTACTCCTTCTCCATCTGCATATCCTGCTACTCTTCCTGTAAAAGACATTAATTTGTGGCTCGAAGGATATCCAGAGTAAACAATATTGGTTCCAACATCCGCAACATCTTCGAGAGGATTGTATTTCATAGGCTCGATTGTACGGAATGGTGTCAAAAGATATAAGATAGCGATATCGTTTTGTGGGTCTGAATAAATCAATGTGCCGATGTGGGATTCTTGTTTATAGGTAACAAGATAATTAGCCCCGAGGTCCCCGCTTGATACATGTTGTGCTGTGAACACAATATGCATATCTTTGTATTTAATATACGAGCCTGAGCCATGACCACCGGTATATGGCACTGTGATCCGCACCGTGGCCCCTCTAACTTTTGTTTCTATAGAAGACATACTAGAGCTTATTGTCTCATTAGGCTTGTCTGGAGAATAAGCTCCAATAGCAGGCGCAGCATACGCCACCGTTGACATCATTGTCAACAAGAGTAGTTTTAAGTATTTCATTTTTTTCCTTATGGCCCAGTATCAGTGGGTGTAGTAGGATAATATCTGTATCCGATTTCCACTAATGCAGAGCCAGCTGGAATAGTGGAAAAGTATACTGTATTATCAGTGGGTGAATAAATCCACGTAGTCATCCCAGGGTCTTGCACAACCCCATTTATAAATACACGAACAGAATCAGGTTCTGCATCATGAGTCAATATCCATGATTCGTGAGGCTCCAGCGACGAGGCAGCGTCAGAAACACCGGCCGTCCAGTCATCTGAACAAATGTCAATTATGTTACCACTAAAGGCGTTAGTGGCGTCCATGTATCTATCTCCCACATCAATTGGATTAGGAGCGGTTAAACAAACTGATTCAGTTGCGTCAAGATTTATGATACTAGCAACGAAAACTGACCCGCCGCGAAGACTTCTATACCAATTTATAAAATCAACTTCGTGTGTGAAGTGGTCGTCGCTCTGTTCCTCTTCATCAGAAAGAAAAACAACTAGGAGCCCTGCGTCTGGTCTCATCCATGTGGCAGCATAGGGATTGTTTATGATGTATTCGTATGCTGAGTCAAACCCTTCTTCTCTGCCACCACGCCCCATACTTGTGTACATTGATTCCGCATCAAATATATCATCACCGGGAACCAATGGAAACTGATTTTCTAATACGGCCCGGGCCGGGTCATTAGGGATCATTGCTAAGCGCCAGCTTGTAGGGGGAAGAGCTAGAAGCATAGTCTCAATACCTAATAATAATTGTGCGTCAAACCGATGCATGGAGCCAGATGTATCAATAACCCACAGGATGTCTATCCCATCTACTGTATTGGGCTGCATAAAAGAATCAACCCATATTAGTCCAGGATCGTCGATTCCCGTATCGATATAAACTGGTACTTCCACTTCTATATATACAGGCACCTCAACCTCTTCGGTGACAGTAACTGTTTCGGTGATTGTCTCGGTCTCAGTAACATATATGTACTCAGTTTCACCACCTTTTACTATGCCATAATCCGTGACACACCCGAGGGAACATATAATAGCTAGTATTAAGTTCTTCAATTCTTCGCCCGCCTATTACTAACTATGTCGAATTTTCGTTTGTGTCTTTTAATAAAATAAAACTAAGCAAAATCATGTTGACCAAAGCCAAAATTTGAAGTTCTTTATTAGAGTTAACGGCGCCCACTAATAAGATAAAGATGTTTGCAAACCAGGCGGTGTAGCATATGCCGGCATAGAGTTTTTTTATTAATTTTATAAAAGGGTCCACAGAGTAACTACGCCGGGTAGGACAAAACCTCTATAATTTGATTTGCAAAAATAGTTTCAGTGGTATGGGTGGCAAGAAGGTATATTGAAACCGATGAAAAAAGCGATGTTTGGCTTGTAGAAGATTTCTTTAAAACAAAACCCTTTGTAACAGTCTCCGCCCCCGACGCGTCATATATTTTTGCAGATACGAGGGTCCCAGCCGGCGGCACTTCAGAGGTCGAGTCAGTTAAATCGCGATTTTTTCTGTCCAATTTTTTTCCCCTAAATTTTTTGTTTTTAAAAAACAATGTAACATCGCTAACTAGCACGTGCAACCAACTATAAAGCTCCAAAGTGAATTAGTCGCTCAGATGTCACCATATTTTTTAGGCCATCTTCCGAATAGAATTGGTGAAGCTCACGTGTCCAGTAGACCTCCCATACCCACAAATAAAAGTCATGTTCCCGCCTAACAACACCATTATCAAACCGGCTAATAAGAATGCCGATATCCTTACTAATGGTATCGTATAAAATATCGCCGATCTTAAAGTCGTATGGGCCCACATACTATATATATGATAAAATACTTAAAGCTTGGGTGGCAAGCTTGTGATGCGCATCTTCAACGTGCACACTCGCACCTTCTCTTCAAAAGACATATCCGGGTCGTCAACCTTGCAGAGCGCAATTGCAGACACACGCGAATAGTCAGCATCGCAAACTTCATTTAGCGCTTTGCTATCAGAAAAGTTTGTTGTAGGCGCGCCGGTGTTAATCAGAGCAAACAAAGCGCTGCCCATCAATGGGAAATAGAAAAATGAATTCATAGTGTTAGTTTAAACCTTAATACGATCGATAATGTAGGGGTGATGGTATGAAATGTCCTTATAAAGCTTCTTAAGAACTTTCTTAGTTATCTCACCAATCTCTTCTTTCGTTGCTTTATCATTGATAACTTTACCAATTTCATCTGCCAAAAGCTTTTTAAAGTCCGCAGAACGAAAACGCTTGTCAAGCTCAGTCGAGATGATATCACGGATTTCGGACTTGTCTGACCGAGTAAGCTCTTCGCTGATGAGGACACGAAGTTTGTGGGGAGTTAGTAGAAGTTCCATACACAGTAAATAGTCCAGTAATTCCGATGTGCACTGAGAACTGAAGGATATTATTCCGGATTTGGGTATGCAACCAATTGCAGGTGTCCACCGACCGCCTCAGTCACTCTCCCTATCTTAAACCAATACACCCGGTACATCCATGCGCGCGTGATATAAACCCCCTTAACTGTAACTACATCTATTATAATACCCATGGCCTCCGGTTCATCTTCCGGTATATAATAATCTGGTGTATAATTGAGTCCTATGAACTTAACTAAGTCCCCAACCTCAAACGTAACACTGTCGTAATTAATAGGCGCCATGCTATAGTAATTAAGCCTAGGCTAAAAACTCTTACGGCGTAATTTTTGAAATATTGAAAACTTCTTCATCTCATCGATGGTATGCATCCAATCTCTTTCTTTGATTCCTGTGTGGGGATATATTATCCACCATATCTTCGCCATGTTCATTACAACTTCTTCACCCTCATCATATAACTCGATGATGATCGCAATGCCTCCGTGACAATCGCACGTGACCAGATCCCCCACCTTGAACGAATGCTCTGGTGGCGTTTTGAAAAAGTTCTTCATAAACTCCCTGTATCCCACAATGTATATATCGTGGAAATATTTTGGGAGCTAATTTTTTAACTGGAACTTATATTTCAATTTTTTCAGCGATATTGAAAAGGGGCCATACCGGCATGTCAGTATACCGTCAAGTTACGGAGACATAGATTCCGGGTAGGAGGGGGGAGGGGGTCCCCCCTGTCAAGTCTTTGTCAAACATGTTGTCAAA